CCGGTGTTAATTCTGATATAAAAGATGTACATCAATTCTTAGAAAAAAATATAATTACAGATTCCAATGGTAATGATTTATCTAATAAAATAAAAATCTGTAATAATTGCGGTGATAAGTTACTAGTAAAAGCTGAAAAATGCCCTTATTGTGGAAAAAAGGATACCGGATTTTATATTGTAGATAAAAATGATACTGAAAAAATAAATACAATTATAGGAAATGTGCCACATCCCAAAAATGGCACTCCTATTTGGAATACAAAGAATCCATCAATTACCAAAAAAGGACAGATTAAAGAAAAAGTAAAAGAAAACAAAGCTAATGGAATAGCTTGTTGTCCTAAATGTGGAAGTACCAGCATAAACTATTCCACTAAAAAATTAAGTTTGGGAAGAGCTCTTCTTGGAGGTGCTGCATTTGGAAGTACTGGAGCAATTATAGGCGGACTTTCAAGCAAACAAGGTGTAGTTAAATGCTTAAATTGTGGATACAGTTGGAAATTATTATAATAGGAGGCTAACAATTATGAACACTAAAAGCAAATGGTACTTAAGCACTTGGTTTATTGCACTTTTATGTGCATGCTGGTTTCTTATTATTCCGCCTATAATCGGCATTATTCTTCTTATCATAAAAGCTGTAAATGATAAGAAACAAAAAGAACTATTTACACAAACATTCAATCAGAACAATCAACTATCGCAGGAATATTCTGAAATGAAACAAACATGTGATGAGCTAGGTGTTACTGAATATATAGAAACAAAGAAAAAGATTGAACAAATAGAACAGGAATCATCCACAAAGATTGCTTCTGCTGAAAGCGAAGCAAAAGCTAACCTTGATTCTCTCAATGAAGAAATACAGAGTAATAATGTATTAATTGATAAATTGAGAACTGAAATTAATGAATTGCAACAACAGGATGATAAACTAAAAAAATCTCTTGCAACCCAGCAGCGTAAAATATCACGTTCCAAAGAATTGTATAAAAGTTTTGCTTATGCATTTGATAACTTCATAAATTTAGAAATCCCTTATAATAGTTGCATATTAAGCACAAGTGATTTAAAAGATGCCGAAGAAATTGCTCCTTCAGTAATTCTTAAATTACATTGTATGGACATAAAGAGTCTGCGAAAAGCTTATAAAGATAATGAAAAGCTTATAGACAATCTTTTAAAGCAATATTCTGCCAGATATACAACCAAAGCTAATAAAGCTATCTACAACCTAATGGTAATAGCATTAAGAGCTGAATTACAGAATGTATTATATGCACTAAAATATGAAAAGCTAGATACTGCAATCGAACATGTAAAAGATATTTCTGCAAAATACCTTAAGATTGCTGGCGAAGGCAATCAGACTATTGCTGGTACTCTTACAAAGTTCATAGGCGAATTAGAATATCTCTTTATTAATGCTGTTAAAATTGAATATAATTACTATGTTAAACGTGAGCAAGCTAAGCAAGAACAGATGGCTCTTAAAGAACAAATGCGACAGGAAGCTGAAGAACGTAAAGCTCTTGAACGTGAAAAGAAACATATTCAACAGGAAGAAGAAAAGTTCAATACTGAAATTAGTAAGTTGCAAGATACTATGTTAAATACTACTGATGAATCAGAAATTGATAAACTCAAGGCAAGAATCCTTGAACTTCAATCTCAATTAGGTGAAGTAATTATTAAAAAGGATGAAATAACTAACTTACAAAATGGTAAAGCCGGTACTGTTTATATAATAAGTAACTTAGGAGCTTTTGGTGAAGATGTATTTAAAGTAGGTATGACACGTAGGCTTGAACCTCAAGACAGAATTAATGAGCTCGGAAACGCCAGCGTTCCTTTTAAATTTGATGTACATAGCTTCATATTCTCTAAAGATGCTGTAGCTCTTGAAAATAAGATGCACGAAATACTTAATGATAGACGTGTAAATAAAGTTAATATGCGTAAGGAATTTTTCAAGATATCTATAGATGAGCTTGAAAAGATAGTTGATGAAATAGAACCAACGGCAGAATTTAACAAAACAATGGTAGCTGGCGAATATCGTCAATCTCTTTCTTCTGATTCTAACTATACTAACTCATACTCTCTTGATGATGATGATGAAGACGAATAATTATCAGCTTTGAACCAACATTTTATGTGTTGGAGATGTGGGAATGACTATTGACACTAATATACATTCAAGATACACTACTCTTGAACGTACTCTGGTGTCCTTCGAGCCCAGAGTCTTTTTATACCATCTCGGTGATAATGCCGTTATGGTTTTAAAATAAATAAAAGCCCCTGTGCTACCAACACAAGAGCTTTTACCACGATACTTACATAAGCAATGCTTATGATATAATACCGCCTTAGACAAGCCATATTATATCATTTCTAACACCGCTTATGCAAGTAGGTGTTATTTTTGTACCCATTTTTTAAGTTGCACCGGTGCAACTTACATATGTTTTACAGAAAGGATGATTTAATATGAAAAAGAAAATATCTAAAGTACTTACATATAAACGTGGTAATCTATGGGCTTACCGATTTGAAGCCGCCGCTATCGATGGTAAAAGGAAATGGATAACTAAAAGTGGCTTTAAAAACCAGTCTGAAGCTTATGAGGCTGGTATGGTTGCATTTACACAGTATAAACAGACTGGAAAGAACTTCGTACCCTCTAACATATCCGTATCCGATTATATGAATTACTGGATTGATAATTATTGCAAAATCAATCTGAAGGCTAATACAGTATCTAGTTATAAAAAAAGAATAGAACTCTATATAAAGCCAGCTATTGGCTCTTATTATCTTAAGGATATAGAAGCACACATTCTTCAGGAACTTATTAATAATCTGTTCAACACAGGAATGTCAAGAAATTCCCTCGGCAATATTAAAGGTATTCTAACTAAGTCCTTTGCCTACGCTAAAACTACAGCTAGATTTATTAATGATGACCCTGCCGCTGCTATCTCTCTTCCACTTCCAAGAGCTAAATCCGAGGTAATAACTAATAAAAAAACAAGAGTTGTATGGACGGATGAGCAGCTTAACACTGTATTTAAAACATTTCCCTTTGGACATATATACCATATTCCGCTGTTACTTGCATATAAATGTGGTTTACGTCTTGGGGAAGTATTTGGTCTTATGTGGGAGGATATAGACTTTGATAATGGAACATTGAACATTAATCGACAGGTACAGATACATAATAATAAGTGGTTTCTTGAAAATCCTAAATATGACTCTTTTAGAACAATAGAACTTGATAATACAACTCTTTCAGAATTAAAGAAAATGTATGAACATCAGAAAGACTGTGAACAATATTATAATGAATACTACAATAATATTTACTGTGAAACACTTAATGATGGTTCTAAATTCATTACATATGATCCCGGCAATAGCTGTGAAGTGTTACATCTGGTTCAGGTCAGGGATGATGGTTCGTGGATCCAGCCTCGTGCTATGATGCACTGCTTTAGAGTTATTCATAATAAACTTGGTTTTAGTGAACTTGATTTTCACTCATTAAGACACACTCACGCTTCTGTTCTGCTCGCTAATGGAGCTGATGTTAAATATGTACAAGAACGTCTAGGACATAAGAATGTAGCAACAACACTTGATATATACACACACGTTACAGATACTATGCGTGAACGTAATAAAGACATTTTAAATAAACTATAAATAAAAGGCATCTGTACACACATCATTGTACACATTAAAACCTAATGTGTACAGAATGTGTACAAATGCCTTTTTTCAATGTGTACACATTAAAACTGTACACATATCAAAATCTTAAAACTTAGAATTTACCAGCCTTTGCAGCTTCTTCAACAGAAACAGCAACAGCAACTGTAGCACCAACCATTGGGTTGTTACCCATACAAAGGCTATGAACTTTTATAATTCATTTCAATTATATACAATACCGTTTACATCAGTATTTACGCGGGTTTTAGGGTTATACACATTAAAATCAATTCATTATAATTTATATATATTTGTTTAAATTTATTCCGTAATGTGTACAAAATGTGTACAGTCTTATGTTATGTGTACACATAATATTAATACATCTTATATGCCAAATATTCATTTATTAAGATGTATTAATATTTCTACCTTATTATATACTAAACTCTTTCTATATTGCAAATATTAATAGCGCAAGTTACAATATCTCCAATACCGATAACTACTCGGTCTCCTTTAACTTCTAATACATCATATTCATCATAGTACATTGCAAAAGAACCACCATCGTAAGTAGCATTAACAAGCACCCTTACCTTATCGCCAACATTTATATCATTATCAGAGCTTTCAGTATTTGAATTATCTTCAAATGTAATACAGCCATCGTTAATCCAGCCTGTTCCATTATCAATAAGATAAGGATTTGCCGCACCCGGAAGAACTCTCGTGATAGTGCCACTAGTAAAGCCATTTGATGGTACAAGTCCATCTGATGATGTTGATGAAGCATATATTGTGTCATATGTAACAAAATCACCCTCTTGATACTTTGTTGTATCTATATCAGGCTGTAAGTTTGACTCTGTATTTTCTGTTACTACATTATCATACTGTGTTAAGTCATTGCTATTAATAATCGACATAACATTTTCTACATATGTAGGACTTGTAGCATAACCGCCATTTTTAATCGCAGTAATAGCTTCAAGGGCGTCTGTTACATTTACTGCTGCTGCATAACGTGAATTATTTGTGATAAGATCGTAATAATCTCTTACACTATCAGCTGGAGTATCATATGCTCTAAATGCTGCTGTAATAGTAGTATAATTAACATTATCATAGCACTCCTGTGTTGAAGAACTAAATACTTTGCCATTCCAGCTCTCAGTAGCCTTAATACCAAAGAACGCATTAGCCTTTGTCATTAATGCAGATCCGCCCCAGCCTGTCTCTAATACAGCCTGTCCGATACATACGCTTGGAAGTACAAAACCTGTACCTGCCATCTTTCTTCTTTCTGCTTCTGTCTGTACAAGTGGCACAATTAAATCTAAAAATTCCTGTTTATTCATAATATTTTTCCTTCTTTCAATTTATAATTTCTTAAATATAAAAATAACACCCACAGCGTATTGCTATGCGTGCTTACTAACTAATATATTTTTCATTGCTTAATTCTGTTTTTCTGGTTGTATCTGCAAGCTCATCATCATCCGGAAGCTCATCTGTATATTTACTCAGGAACATCTTAACATACAGCCATACTTTTTTTACTGGCAATCCACATAGAACCATATTTTTTAATATACTAACAACTTCATAGGTTAAAAATAGAATTTCGAAAAATTCAGAGATACCAATACTTTCTCCAAAAAATCGTCTTACTTCTTCAGGCAAGAAACCTATTAAATTAAATTGTGTTATATAATCGATAATAACAAGCAATATTATAGATAAAATCATTGCACATTTTCGGATTGCTCCATTAATTCCAAAACAGCTATTAAAATCGTGATCTTTAATTGCTCTTAACATACCAAAGACAGTATCTGTTATTATTGCTATTATAACAAGCTGTATCAATTTGTCGTGCGCAGCTTCGGCATACATATATTTTAAAGTTATCATTTTTTTCTTTCCTCCTAAAACCTTATATACTCTTTAATTAATATTCACTTTAATATTGGGTGCTCTAATCATCTCTATTGCCCTCCTTTATTTACTAAATTCTGTTACAAGCTCATTTAATTTATTTTCAAATTCTGCTGTATCTTTCGTATAAGTCGCCTTATTTGCTATATATGCCTGGGCATTAGCTATGTTACGATTTATAGACAACCCTCCATTGGCGGAGATTGTAGCATTCATATACATAATATCTGTAACTGCACCATTCTCCTCTACACTGCTTGTTCCATTTAATGTTATAGATTTGTTTACATTTAACATTTTTACCTCTTTCTACCACTCCTGTGGATTTTATTAATATTATTTTTATACCCAGCTTGAACTTCCCCAATGGTAAGAAGCAATAACCGTATTATCTATATATATTCTAAGATATGTCCCGTCCCATCCAAAGCTAATATCTGGTGTGATATTTCTATTAAGCACAACTCCTACTTTTCCCATCGTTGTATTATTCACATACAGTCTCGCATTAAACTGTGCAGCCCCTTCGTAATAACTATCGCCGTAAACGTGAAGGTTGTACAAGTCAGCCCAGTAATTCGTATTCTGCTTAATATAATTCAGTTTCGTGGTTCCGTAATTTTCAAAATAGTTAGTATATATTTCATTAATCCTTGCTTTTCCAACCACTGATAAATCGCAGTCCCCATATTTATCATTGCCAACTGTTAATATACCTGAAACTCTTGTATCTCCTAGGATTTTTAGATATTCCCTCTTTCCTATATCTATTTGGGACGTATATAGGACTTTTGCAGTTACACCGCCTGTAAAAGATACATTAAAAACACTACTGCCTTGTCGTTGAAGTTCTATAAAATTACTTTGCGTATCTGTAGCTGTTATATCAAGTGCATTTTTTATACTGCATTTTATTCCATCAGACGAATTAATTTTATAGCTGCTAAGACCTGTTGAATTTATATACCAGCCACCAATAATACCACTGGTACTTGTTATATCTCCTGTACTGGATATTTTAAAATACTTGCTATCCCACGTTCCTGTTGCAAGGTTAAGCATCATTCCTGTACTGTTTGCAACATAATTAGAGCTTTTAAGCACTCCGGCTGTAACTGTTCCCAGGTTTGCGGATATTGCAGACAATGTAGATACACTTAACTCTGCGGCTGTAACTGAATTAGCAGCTATCTGATTAGCTGTTATTGTCTTAGAAGCTATCTTCGCGGCTGTAACTGCATTTGCAACAATCTTATCCGAGGTTACTGCATTTGCTGCTATTTTTGCCGAAGTTATAGCACTAGCTGCTATTTTATCTGCATTAACTGCACTTGCCGCTATCTTTTCTGTTGTTATTGCATTTGCGGCTATCTGTGTTGCTGTAACACTGCCTGTATATATCTTTCCACCATTAATAAGTGTCTTATTATTTGCAGCACACCAGCTTGCAATTGTAGATCCTTTAGCCTCCGCATAATCATTCTTTGGCGATTGGGTAGGTTCAAGATACACTGTATATGAAGTATTTCTTGCTATATTAGTTTTAACAGTATATATTGTTACGTCACTTTTATTAGGTGTATAAATGTAATATCGTGCCCCACCACGCAACATAAAGTATATCTGGCTATGTTGTTGTACCTGCCCTACAAACGCAGGCATTTTATTACAAAAGCGATAATTATTCTCCTCCAAATAACCAGCGGCATCCGTTGTTTCCCAGCCACCTGCTAATACTCTTAAAATAAGATTGCAAGTAAAACCTTGATTATGCGTAGACCAGACAGGCTTAGTTCCACTGTTGAGCTGTACATTACATTCATAGTTATATAAACCACCATATGGTATGCCTGAATTAATTAATACTGGATAATATGTATCCGTGTTATATTTTGCGTCTCTTAAATCTACGGTTATCTGATATCTTTTCTTGGCGGCGGCTATATCATTCTGCGTACCAGCATCAAGTTTTCCAATTACAATCGAACCTGAAGCTATCCTGTCTGCGGATATATAACCACTTGTAATCTTTCCTGCATCCATATTGGCAATCTTGGCATTCTGTATTGTTGCATCTGCTATTAATGCATTAGTTATAGAAGCATTCGCTATGGCATTAGTTCCGAACTGACGTAATACCCAGCTTTTGCCATCGAAGTAATACATCTTATTAGAATCTGCTGTATTAAACCATATATCATTAGTTTTTCTACTCTCCGTTGAAGGTGTTGTTGTCTGATAAAATATTGTATTCTTGCCATCTGCTGTAAGCTGTGCTCCTTCCGCAGTCTTAGAAGCCGCCGCTGATAAAAGTTTAGCCGCTTCCGCCGTGCTTAATGCACCAGCCGCATTCGTATTAGCTGTATCTGCCTTTTTTGCTGCATTTTCTATATCTTTGTCTGTTGTATTCATCCAGTCTGTTACATCTGTTCCAAACTTGGATGTATCTATTGCTCCTTCAGCTATCTGCTTACCGTTAATTGTTCCTACCGTGATATTGGCAGCCTTAAGATTGATTACCTCGATGGCAGCGGCATCTATAGTTCCACTTGTTATTTTATTAGCAGTTAAATCTACTATCTTAGCATCTGTTATGCTTCCGTCCGCAATCTGAGCTGTACCAACCGCGCCTTTGTCTATCATTGCTGTCTTTATAGAGCCAGCCTCGATATTACTAAGCTTTATGTTAGCGTACCTTAAATCTGCAACATCTGCTTTAAGATAATTGGTCTTTATATCAATTATCTCTGCATTTACGGCATCAATTTTCTCTGCTGTAACAGTATTAGCCTTAACCCAGTCAGCATCAACTTTCTTTGCTATTAATTCCTTTGCTATTATCAAATCAGAATATATTCTTTCGTTCTGCTGTGTTGTCGGACCTTTAAAATCTGTTTCAGTCTCAGCTTCCGTCTTCCCATAAGATGTAACAGTCATAGCCATACCGCCATCATATTCCTGTGCCAAATTCATAACCGGCATTTTATATTCACCAGTACCATCATTGACAGTTATGATATCCCACGGATCCAGGCGTATATCTCCAAGTGTCTTTAACGAAGCACCTCTATAAGTAAATTCTTTAATGCTCTGATATATATAACTTAATCTGTCTGACGTCATAAATGGGTTGGAAAAGGTTATTCCCAGTTGTCCACCGCCTTGTGATAATTCAGTCTGGCTATCCACATTGCAGTTAATATAATCCAGATGAAAGTCGCTTTCATTATGCTCAAATGACATAATTCTTGTTTTATCTATAGAATACTCACATTCTTTATACCACTTAATAACAATAGTTCCGGCTCTGTCCACGCATGCAAATCCACCAGCTAATGAAGCTATATAGCCTATCACCTCTCTGTATGTATATCCAACTGGTTTAGTCTGTATCATTATGTAATCCAGACCACTTACGTCTGCCGGAACACCACAGCTTGTACTTATCTCACTTAAAACCGAAGCAGCACTTGCTGGATATATCAGATTGGATATATATAGTCCTGTAGTCTTCATCATTCTGTCATATGCTGTAAATGTCGTTGTTGCCTGATCACTTTGTGGGTGCTCTGCTGTAAAAAAGCCAAGTGGAATATATTCATACTTTCCACTTGGCAGCTTTAAACCTATCTCTACTGGTATCTCTGTGTTTTCAAATAATTCATCTATCTTCTTAAGAGTAATCTCTATCTTAGCAGATACCGCCGACCCTAGCTGTAATGCTTCATCTGCTGTGCTGGACGTCTCATAGCCCAATTTTTTAAATCGGGAATTATACCATTTTCCATTAATTCTTAATCTGGCTTCAAAAGTCCTCGATGGACTTCTTATTGTTTCTTTAAAAGCTTCCGTTACATTGTTATACATACACTTACTCCTGTATCATAAACTCTATTGCAGTAATATCTTCTAATGTAGTTCCGTCATATCCTTCTGAATCGCACTCATTAACATCTTCCAGCTTAATCATATGCACATCAAGTTCTGTTTCAATGTTATACATATCACCAATTTCTTTAATTACCTCCTGCTCCTTATCTTCTGCAAACTTGTAAGAGCCATCTTCTACGACTGCATTCCCATTTTCATCCTTTAAAGCATTTTCCTTTAATACTCGTGTTCTTTCAGCGTTATATGTCTCTAATTCTGCCAATAATGCTTTAAGATTTTTAGCAATTGCATAATTAACCTTAACCGGCCAATGTTTCTTTGAATTCTGTAACTTCTGTAATTCTGCTGAAATTCTGTCAATCTGTTTAATTGTAAATGTCTTTTTCATCTTCTAGCTCTCCTTATTGTTGAATAATTGACACACTTGCACTTCTATAATAGAAAATGCCATCATCTAACTCCCCTATTACGTCTTTGCTTAGTGTGCCTCTGTAACTTGTTATTGTTATATCCTGTCCATCATCATGAAATGTTATTGGGAAGAATCCGGCAACAAGCTTACTCTTAATAAGAACCAGCTCATCTTCCTGAAGAACTCCCCAGGATATAGATAAAGTCTTCTTTTCAGCAACTACATCACCTAACATTGTTCCGTCAAGTGCTCGTCCTGTTGAAGAAGACCATATAATCTCATCATCCACTTTGATGGACACAGGAGCCGGAAGCTCCTGATTGTCACATCTTAGTATCAATTCATCACATCCTTAATGTATAATCTCACATTTTCCTGTCTGCTTTGTATGTTCGTTTATCTTATCAACTACATACTTCTTAAGACTCTTTCCATCTAGCTGTATATCAAGATCTAATGTTTCCAACACTTTAAGTATCTGCTTAAGAATACTTATAGCTTCGGCTAACAGTTCAGCACTGGATGCCATAGCTGCTGCCTTCTGTGCCATATCGATAAGCTTATCCTCTGGTGCTACAACTTCTCCCTGGTGTTTATTATCACCAATCATTGCAAGCTGTGGTGTGTTTGGCTTTACATATCCACCTTGTGCAAGGTATGGAATGCTGCCAAAACCAACTTCCGGTAAATCAAACCCGAAATGGTCACCACCTATAACCGGTACCCAGTCAGGCACATCAAAGCTTAAGCCATTTACCTTACGGACTATCCAATTAATACCACTTTCTAATCCGTCAAGCATACCATTTATAAGTCCGATTACCATATTAATAGGTCCTTTGGCTATGTCTGCAATTAAAGAGAATATTCCACCAAAGGCATCCACAATACCATTCCAAGCTTCAGACCAATCGCCTGAAAATACCCCAGTAATAAAGTCAATCAATCCACCAAATATCTGCTTTACGTCACCAAATATATTAGAAACATTTTGCAAATAAGCATTCATTATATCGCCTATAAAGCCGAAGCTATCTGAAAAATCTATGTTAAAAATATTCTGTAACCAGTTATCAAATGAAGAAAATGCTGACTTAATATTCTGCCATATGCCTTTAAACCAATCACCTGCTTTACACCATTTATCAGTAATCCAGTCCCAGCATTTTCCTGCTGCATCCTTAACTACATCCCAATGTTTTACTAACTCGTATATAGCCACACCTAATGCTGCTAAAGCCACTATAACTAATGTTATAGGACTTGTTAATACTGACATAGAAACACCAAATGCTGTTGTAGCTGCTGTGGCTAACCAAGTAGCCGCTGTATGTGCTGCTGTGGCTGCTGTATCTGCTACTTTAGATGCCGTTGATATTCCCCATTGTATGGCCTGAGAAACTAATTCCTTTGTCGCCAATGCCATATTTACAATAAAATCTTTTATTCCTGTGGTAACATCTACAGCTTTATTTTTTGCTTTCTCTGCAGTATTCTTTACCCACTCTATTGATTGAAGTGCCAACTCCTTAGTTGCCTTTGCCATATCAATAGCCAGGTTCTTAATATTTCCGCCTATATCAACAGCTTTATTCTTAGTCTTCTCAGCAGTATTCCTTACCCATTCAACAATATCATCTTTCAATGCTATAGTTGATGCTTTAATATTAGTTACTAAGTCCTTAATACCTTTTACTGTATCCGATTGCAGGATATTTACCTTAAACCAAGTAGTATAATATATTTCAAGCTTTGATATGGATTGTATAATGCTTTTAACAAAATCTTTTGCATACATAGCACAAAGCTGAACTGTTTCAAACTTATCAGCTATTTTTGCTAATGTACAAGCATGTATTGCCGCTTTCATTTTATTTATAATTCCAACAACACCGCCAGCATTCATAAGAAATTCTGCTAAATCTACAGCTTTCCAAACTGCTGCAAATGCTCCTATTGTTATCACTATTGCATCAAATGGACCTTGATTATCCTTTATCCAATCAGATATACCCTCTAAAGCAGAGGCTAATCCTTTCAGAACATCAACAATCACTCCACCAGTCCACTTTGCCACAGGCTCAAGGAAATTATCCCAAGCCCACATCCACAAAGGCTTTAATGCATCTAATGCACTATTCAGTACATCTAAACAACCTGCTAATACATCAAGAAATGCCGGAAGCAAATCTTCTATGGTCCACTTAGCCAAAGGAACAAATATATTGTAATAAGCCCATTCCAATCCTGCGAATAACTTCTCTGTTAATGGTTGTGCGGCTCTCTTAAGATTATCTAGTGATGATATCAGATTATCAAAAGATATTGCTTTAAGTGGCTCTAATGCTTTCTTGACTTTATCTGCCATATCAGATATTGTACTTGAAACATTAGATGTACTTTTACTCACATCTGGTACAAGGTCAACGCTTCCGATTTCTGAAGATATTCCACCTGTACTACCGCTTGAATCAGAACTATCATCTGTTTGCTCTGTCAGCTTATTTATCTGGTCAAAGCCTGCAAGGGACTTCTCAATATCCTTTGCTGTCTTCTTAGCTGCATCTCCTATTCCGCTTACATTATCTGCAGCACCTCCAGCATCATCTCCTATGCCTGCTATATCAGCACTTATACTTCCCATAGAGGATGATATATCGGCACCTGTAAGCATCTGCACGAAACTAGCAAATCCATCTGCCACTTTCTGCAGTCCTGCAAGCAGACTATTAAATCCACGCAGAATAGGTGTAAACAATGCTATGAAGCCTTTACCAAGGCTAGCCTTTAACTGCTGAAACCTTAATGTAAGTATTCTTGTCTGATTCGCCCAGGAATCCTGTGTTTTAACAAAGTCTCCTGTGGCATTGGACAAAGCACTTGTAACGTACTGATAACGCAGCATTACTTTTTCCTGCTCTGTCATCTTGGCTGTAGTTTTACCGAAGCCGTTATTAAGTGCATACTGGTCTAAGTTAGTCTGAGTCATAATCACGCCCAAGTCCTTGAGCGTTTCAGTCTCACCAGTCCAGATAGATTTCAGCTTTGTATATGCTTCATCCGTACTAAGATTGTAAAATGATGCAACATCACCGGTTAATCCTGTGACATTTTCAGCCATATCAAGTGCCGCCTTACCTGTAATACCCATAGCATTACTCATCTGGCCAAACACACCCATGTACTTCTTAGCCGATAATTCCGATAAGCCAAAGTTAGTCATAGCATTGGAAGCCCACTGGTCTGCCTGCCAGCTTAAGTCCTTAAATGCTGTATCTACGACATTCTGTACTTCTGTTACATTAGAACCTACTTCTATGCAATCTTTCGTAAACTTAGTAACTGCAGCTATACTTAGTCCTGCAGCTATCTTCTTACCAAGCCCAGAAAAGATAGTTGTTGCCTGCTTAGCTGCCTTATTAGAAGCTCCTGTAAGCTGATTAACTATCTGTGAACTATCTATTCCAAGTTCCAGAGCTATCTGACCTACTGTATCTGACATTCGCCCTCCTTTCTGACACAATTAAAAAGCTGCCTACTTCTTTGAGTAAGCAGCCTTAAAATCTCTTTGTAATCGTGTCCAATGTTCTATATACTGTGGTGTTCCTACCACTCTCTTATTACGTTTCAGAAGCCAGTCATTGTGTATCTTCTTCTGTTCCTTAGTAAAGTTCCTTATGACTTTCATATCTTTTTCTGCCCTTATGCTCACCACTCTGCCAAGCGGTGTCTCTGGCATTATTCCTGACAATAAAGAACAAAATTCCGCCCAAGACATATCATCTTCCGTTCGCAATCGTATGCCATACTGTGACAGGAAGCTTGACTCTATCAATTCCCAGTCATCATATATGTCATAATATATTTCACTATGAGGGTGTATTCTCCTCTCCATATGTGCCTGTGGCAACACCCATTATTGCATTATACATTTCCTTATATTCTGGAAGCGGTAAGTCCATAGCCTCAATCTTATCTGCTGCCTCTTTGCCAATAAGCATTTCAAGAGCCTTTGTTATAAATCCCATTCCGTTGTCACTATCTTTCTTCTTTTCAGCCTCAGCAGCCATAGCCTGTACATTAAGAATTGTGTTCTTTCTGTTATTCACAGTTACCACTAAGTCATCAGTAATACGAACCATAGGTAACTGGTTTGTAATCTTCATTGATATGTCTATTACTTTAAAATCTGTCTTTGCCATTATTCAAATTCTCTCTTTCTTTTTTATTCTGTATATGGAATATATGTTGGTTTTCCATCGCTCTGTGCTTCCCATTCGAGTGCATCAATGCTTGTTGAGTCTCCTCCAAGGGAAGTTACATTTATAACTGCTGGGATAAGAAGCTGGTCAAGGTTTGGGAAAATAATTGAAACCCAGGTATTGCATTCCTGTCCTGTCTTTAAAGCCAGGCTTGCGATATAATCATTACCTTCATCACCATAATTACGCTTACCACCCATAGTCATACCCAATGATTTACCTGTTGTAAGTCTTCTTGTCCAGCCTGCCTGATCCATTGGATTCCATTCTTCAATTGTTCCATCTACGGATATGCTTAAGCTCTCTGCATCTTTTACAACCTTTGTTTCTACTGTTTCCGGTGTATCTGTGCTCTTTCTTCCTGTTATGCATACACCGAACTGAATTGTATGCACCGGATTAACGCCAGTAAGAGGTGTTGCCCCTGCATTATATCCAGCTAATTTAGTATTCTGTGCCATACCTTTACCTACCTTTCATAATAAATATCTAATTCTATTACACTCTCAAAGATACCTTTATCATCTGTCCCTACATCCACAGGTCCATCAACCTGCATTTTATTGAATAGCAGCTTTGTATCATTGATTATTTTATTGTTGGTGTCTCTAAGCATATTATAGAGCTGTTCTGCTGCCTTCTCGGTGTCTCTGACACTTGTATTCCAATGAACTAATATACTTATAGACTTAATACGATAAGAGCTGTTATTTAAGCCTCCTACAGCAGTCTGTGGTGGTCTTTGTCTGTTAAGATTATATACTCCTATGCTCTTATCTTTTTTATTGTCAAGCTTGCCGCAATATACATTATTATTGTCTGCAATGCCAAGACCTGCTATATAATCTCTTACATCACCTATTCCTAACATCATAACCCCGCATTCTTCTTGTATAACTTAGCAAACGTATCAGGAGCAAAATTTCTTTTCTTACCATCTTTAAGATAATCATCGAGCCACCTGCCCTTGGCATTTGCGTTTCCTTCGTGTCTTTTACCTTTATCGTCTACCCAAGGCGATTGATGGAAGTTATATTCCGGATGATAATATAGCCTTCTTACATATGGTGTACTTGATATAAGTTCTACCTTGCCATTAGCAATATCCTGTGTGTATACAAATGTGCTCTCATTCTGTAATGTGCCTGTATCTCTAGGCATTACCTGACTTTGAACTACATTCGTATGTATTGCTTCTGCTGTCTGTACTAATGACACCTGTGCTGCTGCCGTAAGCTTCCTTACCATAGGCATATTAAGCTTAACTGTTGACTTAACATTCTTTGCCATTACATCACATCCAATCTTACATAATTAACTGTACCATCCGGATTACGGCACTTCGTACCCTTGTATATATGCCTTGTTACACCAAACACCTTTATATCACCTTTAGTAATAACAGGAAGCTCCGGTGCAATATCTCCAGGTATCAAAGCACATCCTTCAAGTTGTATAAGAACCTTTTCTGCTGTTAATACTGTCTTACCGCTGTCCTGATAATTACATAAACCATCCCATATAACAGGTTCAAGAGGCTCTCCGTAGACATTCCTGCCTTCCTGCTCTATCTCTACATGTATTTCTGTCTTACACATGCTCTTTAATATCAAGCAAGGGTATCTCATACTCACACCCCCAGACTTAAGCAGCACAAGCCTGTCTGGCAAAGCACCCGGTATGTATCACGCTTTACAGCAATTCCATTCTGCACAAGAACATTCCAACTACTGCCAAACTGCATAGATACTCCATTTACAGCATAATTCTGTAAGACACAATTAATCATGTCTTCATTCTCATACTCAAAATCAGCCATATCGCAGCATACATCTATGATTATTGCCTGCTGGAACTCTGTCAGACTATCAAAGCCTCTTGATGTTATACGATTAAAAGTAAGCGAGTCGATATGACGGCTCGCCTGCTTTAATCTTCGTTCTATCTGTTCATCCGGGATAAGATTATGCTCACTCAGGTACTGTTCTTTACTTGCATATACCATAGGCTTACTCTGCAATCTCTTCTGCAGGATCTACATCAACGAATACAGAATCAACCTTACCATCCTTGCCATTAGGGAATACAAATGTATCACTTAACTGACGATTCTGATAAAGATATCCGTCTCCTTCTGTATGTGCTCCTGGTGCAAAGAAATAAATAGATGAAATCTTAGGTACTGTCTTACATGTCTGGCCACATGCGACAAGTACATTAATCTTGCGTGAACCCTGAACAGTCTTTTCATAATATGTGGCTATATTAGTCTTTGTAGGCTTTGCCACAACTGTATAAGCGCTGTCGCTCTTAGTGTAGTATGTCTTTCCTTCTACCACATCTGTATCAGTTGTTGCAGCATACTTTGACTTAAGCGGAGCAAAGCCGCCCTCTGCAACATCCCAATCGAATCTGTCATAGAATCTTTCATCATCCACAACTTCCATAAGTGTCACACCATCAATATCAGTTACACGTGTTTCAATGCCAAGACCACCTTCTGCAATCTGTGTCATTTCAATCTTACGTGTAAATTCCTTTGATACCTCAAGCTTATCCATAATGTCAGAAGATACATACATAATGAGGCTTCCATTTGCCTTATATCTTCTAAGCTTGCCTGCTGCCAGAATATGCTTAAGCTTAGCAAATACATTCTCTGCTGTATATTCTGTTGAAGCTGTTTCAGTATGATATAATTCTGTCTTCTGTGCAGCCTGTGCTACCTTACTGAAAAATAATGCATCTGTCTCTGGTACTACCTGTGTCTGTTCAAATATGTGTGAAATATTCTGAATAGATGCTGTCTGATTTGTTTCATCAACATCTGCCTTATCAACCATAAACTGTACATCTCTGTCATGTGTTACTGTGTAAGGAACATCTTTCTGGTTATATTCTCCTGTGTTCCATCCACCTGATCTCTTATGGTTCTTATAACCACTTACACTCATCTGTGTAAAATGGAAGGTCTTGGCATCTAACCATCTGACATTGTTTGTGATAAATGGTGATGTAAGTGTGCCCTGAATAAGAATTGCTAATAATTCAGGACTCCACTGTTCTGCATAATTTAAATTTGGCATATTATTTTACCTTTTTAACCTTTCTTAATTGAATCTATTCCATCTCTTTGTAGGAACATTTACATTGCTACCTGCAGAAGACTGCTGTCCATTAGTCTGCTGCCCTGCGCCAATCTGGAATCCCTCATTGTTCTCTGTGCTTGGCTTAAGTGCAGGTACATCCTTTAGAACCTGTTCAAGTGCAGCTTTAACATTGTCCTCTGATATCTTTCCATCTGTGCCCTTTGCCTTGCTGAAATCAGCCATCTTAAGCACATATGGAAGTGTCTTGGCATTAATACCAAGTGTCATTGCTACCTGTGTAGCCGCTAGCTCTATACGAGCCTGTTCAGCATCTTTCTGCGCTGTTGTTACTTCATTCTGAAGATTAGCATTAGCATTCTGCTGCTGTTCTACCTGCTGCTGTTTATTCTGCTTAAATGTTGCAATAGCCTGGCTTACTTCCTCCTCGGATAGTCTCTGCTGCTGGAAATAGCTTTTAAGCACAGCATTTTCTTTCTTGGCAGTTGCGGTGTCTAACATGCTCTGTATTTTGTCATAGTCAATTCCAGCCGCCTGCTGATTATTCTGACCACCTTGCTGTCCTGCCTGTCCGTTATTGTTACTTCCAGCGTTCTGGTCGCCGTTACCATCTCCGCCCTCTGCGAAGAACTGTAAATTAATAGGTAATGTCTTTCTCATCACTCTATCTCCTTTCTTCCGTTTACCGCCCGTCGGCATTTTCCTAAAGTTTAGTGCCATTAAGTTTTGGGCATATAAAAAGGACGTCCATTGCTGAACGTCCCAGATATCAATATGATATTATTTATTTTATTGTATTCAATACTTCTTTGAGCTTATTCACTATAGACCTTTGTCTTGAATATAACATATATATAGTTGCTGCAGATTCGTCATTATCTATAAGAGATTCGCCCTCTGCAAATGCTGTCTGAACAAATCCTAATGTTGCTGTTGTCTGTTCCAGTTCATACAAAGCATTCTCAAAATCAATTTTAGCAGACATATTACACCTCCATATTCATCTGTGCGTTAGTGTTCTGTATCTGTTCTTTCAGAACCACAGGCAGCTGATACTCTTCAATTATAGATATTGCTATGTCACACTGTCTACGCTTGATTGACTTGTAGGAAGTAACCTGAAACTGTCTTTTCAACTCTCTGTAGATATCTGTGTATACCTTACCGCTTAAAGACTTATCGTGATATGCATTGCTGTCTTTACCGCCTAAAGCGCGTGTTCCAACCTTGCGTACTGCTGTTGTTATTCTGTCACATTCTATATTCATAAGTGGCATATCCTGCTTGAAGTCTTCAAGTTCCTGCTTAACTTCATCAATCTTATCATTAACTTCAAGAATTGCCCGACTCTGCAACTGAAGTTGTTCAAGTGCTGTGCGTGGCTTGCTGTTGTTTATATGTTCTTCCATATCGTGAAAACGATTGATGTATCTTGCTGTAAATTCTGTTCCCTTTGTGCCTGTAAGCTTATGTGCTATAAACTCACAGCCTTTCTTGGTTACATTGTAGCAAGGTCTTATTTCTCCTTTATTATCCTTGTATGTACTTTCTGTAAAGAAATCAACGAAGCCAATCTTGGATTGGTTAAACTGCTCTACATAATTTCTTATGTCCCTTAATAATTTACTATGTTCTTTTCCAACCATTTCGGCTACTTCAATGCTTGTTATCGTCTGCTCTATCTTATTCATTTTTAAATCAATCTCCTTTTAAAATTATGTTGACCAATTCCAAAAGTAAGATATAATATTAATACCAGTACTTTGGTATTGGTGTGTTGAAGAAGTTCGTTTTGCTTGGTAGGTGGGCGAACTTCTTTTTTGTTATTTAATTCCCAATTTTTCTTTTAGTAGTTTTATTCCCTCAACAACTGCATTAACTCTTTGAGTATTCAATGCATTAGCACATTCTTGTATATCTTCAATTTCTTCTTTTGACATTCTGAAGCCTATCTTTTCTGTTCTAGGATTGTCTGTGGGTCTACCCATTTTCTTCTTATCTACTTTAATCACCTCTTGACTCTTGCCTTGTAACCAAATAAATGATATTATCTATTTGGTATCGAGCGGTGGCAAGTACCGCCCGAATTTTTCGTTGTCAGCCTTGCTTATTTATTAAGCAGGGCTTTTACTTTTTCTCTAGCTTCTTCAATGTCTTTACATTCATTGAGTATTGCAAGAATTTTTCTTGTCTGATTTTCTTCTGCTGTTTCCTTAAGCAATTCACCAATATTCATATCGTCTTCCATTCTTTTCTCCTTTCCAGCTACTTGCCTGCTTTACTCGTTAAGTATTCCTCAACTGCAATCTTATTATAACTTTTGGTCGACCATAAGTCAAGAGGTTTTTAAAATTATTTTGCGATATATCGTATGCTCACCTTATCACTTTATTAAAAGCTTGTAAACCGCTGTATTTCTCTATATTTCTCGTCAGTTTATACTTTTTTATTATAATTTTTATGAATAAAAATCTAGCAAGATACGCATAATGTAATACATTATAAAAATACTGCCATTTT